TCACATAAAGATAGGAGGAACGCGCCATGCCTATTACCCTGGCAGACGCCAAACTCAACACCCTGGAAGACTACGACCCGGCGATCATCGACGAGTTCCGCAAAAACTCCCCCTTGTTGGACTCCCTGATCTTCGATACCGCGGTCAACCCCGCAGGTGGCGGCGCCACTCTCGAATACGGCTACCGGCGGCTAGTCACCCAGCGGGGCGCCGAATTCCGCGAAATCGGCAAAGAATACACCCCCCAAGAAGTCAAGACTGTAAAAAAGTCCGTGGAGCTCAAGCCGCTGGGCGGCACTTTTGAGGTGGATCGGGTGCTCGCTCATCTCGGCCCCGCAGCCAGCGACGAGGTGGCCCTGCAGACCTCCCAGCTCATCAAAGCCACCAATGCCAAGTTCAACGACGCGATCATCACCGGCGACACCGCGGTCGACGCCAAAGGCTTTGATGGCCTGGACAAGGCGCTAAAGGACTCCGTGACCGAGTTGAACGCCACGGGGGAGAAAGACTGGACAGCTCTCGCCACCGCCGACACTGCGCTGGCTATCCTCGACGACCTGGACGAACTCCTCGGCGCCCTGGATGGCCCGCCCACCCTGCTGCTCTGCAATAAGCGTGTGCTGGCGAAGATCCGGGCAGCCGCGCGCCGGGCCAACCTCTACACTCAACAGCCGGTCGAGGGGCTGCTGGGGGCTAACGGCCATGAAATCACCCGGGAAATGCTCGGCAACGTCATTCTCGCGGATGCCGGTGAGAAAGCTGGCACGAACGACCCGGTGATCCCCGTGACTACGGGTAAGACCAGCATCTATGCCGTACGCATCGGCCTAGATGGCGTCCACGGTGTGACCACCACCGATGGCCAAATGCTGCGAACCTGGTTGCCCGACTTCAGCACCTCCGGCGCAGTGAAGCGCGGCGAAGTAGAGCTTGGGCCAGTCGCCCCGGTGCTCAAGTCCACCAAGGCCGCCGCGGTGCTGCGCAACGTCAAGATCGGGGCCTAATCATCATGGCCATCGTAAAAACCCCCGTCGAGGGCTACACCGGCCCCATCGGCGCTGACCTATTCGTCGGCGGCGTCTGCACCGACGTCCCCGACGACCGGCTGGAATACTACCGGCGGCAAGGCTACATCATCCTCGACCAGGAAAATCCCACAACGCCGCAGGAGACGCCGATCCAGCTGCCAGCCGATGGCGCCCCGAAAGCCGACTGGGTCACTGTAGCTGTTCAGCTCGGCATCGACGTCAAAGGCAAAACCAAAGCCGAAATTATCGCGGCAGTCACCGCAGCCGCCCCACCAGCGGAGGAGTAACCCCCATGGCCACCTGGCTCACCGCCGACCCTAAGATTCTGTGGCCACACCTCGACGACACCCGCTTGGAGGAAACAAAACGCCTCATCGAACGGGCAGAGCACATAGTCCTCCAGCGGTTCCCCAGCATCCCCACCCGCATCCAGCAACGTCGACTCAGCGCCGAGGTTGTTGCCGGCGTCGTGGAGGATATGGTGACCCGCGCCATCGCCAAAGAAGACCGGGGCGGACTCACCCAACTGGCCTACCCGGAGGTGACCATGCAATGGGAAACCGATGGAGCGTTGGGGCAGGGCTCAAGGCTGTGGCTTACCACCGATGAGATCGTCCTGCTGTCCCCGCAGCTGGCCCAGGGCGCCTGGAGCATCCGTCGCAAAGCAACACCTACGCTACCGGAGGACCGATGCTGACCCCCCGAATACTCTTCCAACCCGGGTGGCAGTATCGGCGGCAAACAACCACCCGGGACGACCCCATCACCGGCGAAATCATCGCCACCACCTACGAACCCATCGCCGGCACCGGCCTCGTCCAAGAGGCCTACTGGACCGGCATGCAAGAAACCACACCCACCGGCGGCATCCGCGACGAACGCCTCGTCATGTTCGCCCCCACAGGTGCCGCTGTGTCCGACCTCGACATCACCGCCAAAGACGAATTCATCGGCCCCGATGGGCGGGCGTGGCAGTGCATCAGCGACGGCATTGCCCGCGGCATCCCCGGCCTGCCACCCGACTACATTGCGGCGCGAGTCCGCAGAGCAAAGGAGAAAGAACAACCATGACCGAAACCATCCCTGCTACTCAAGCCGAGCAGCTACTGCCCGAGGAAGAAGGCGTCCACAACGGCATTTACCACGGCACCGACGACGCCGGCAACCCCTTCTACACCGCGGCCGGCAGCCCCTACCACCTCGCCGACATCCGCAAGAAACAAGCCGCCAAAGCCGCCGAAGCGGCCGAGAAGGAAGCAAAGGAGGAAACCCCCAGTGGCGAAAGCGAAACTCACCCTGTACCGGAGGCAAATACTCCGCGACCTGCGGCGCCAAACAGTACCAGCCCGAAAGAAAATCGCCCAGGAGATAGCCAGCCAAGCTAAAGCCATTGCTCCCGTCCTCACCGGCGACTACCGTGACGGCATCGGCACCAGCACCCGGGGCACCATGGTGCGGGTTGTCGACAACGACGAAACCGCAATCCACAAAGAATACGGCACAGCCGACACCCCCGCCCACGCCGTCCTCACCAGCGCCGCCATGCAATTCGGCCGCTACCGAGGCATGAGGCCCCGATGAGCGCCATAATCCCCACTGCCTACATCCCCGGAGAGGTGCGTAAATATTTACTCGCCGACGAGGAGTTCATCCGGTTACTGCATGGTGGTGCCGTCACCTGCCGGGAGGTCCCCGACCCTCTTACCAAACCCCATGTCACAGTCAAAGCCGTAGGCCACCAGGGCGGCGACCCCAGGTTGCACCGGGTACTCATCCAAATCACCCCCTGGGTGCCCCGACCCGACGTTTCCCGCATCCCCGAAGACCCCGACATCACCGCATGGAACCTTGCCACCCGCGCCGGGGAACTCCTGGCCAGGGCAAAAAACATCATCGTTGATGACACCCACGCCTGGTCCGCCCACTGGGTGGACGGCCCCATCCAGCTAGAGGACAAAAACCGGGGTCTTGACCGAATCATTTACTACGCGCCTGTCCGCATTGGTGTTCACCTGCGCAGGCGCACAATCTAACAAAGGAGTGCATCATGTCCGATTTTGCTGATTCCAAAAAAGCCCATGTTTGGTTGGATGGCGACGCTTTCCGCGCCCCCGTAGGCACTGCCATGCCCGCTGATCCTTTTGCCGCTACCCTCACCGGGTGGGACGCCTACGGCGGCATTGAAGCAGGCATTGAGGTGACTGCTGAGCAGCAAGTCACCAAGAAGAAGATCTGGAACAAGCGCAATGCCATCTACAAGATCATCCGCGACGCTTTGGAATCTGGTATGAAGTACCGCGCTGTCGACAACAGCAAGGCTGCCCTGTTGACCCGCCTGCAGGGCGGCAAGATCACTAAGAAGGGCGATCTCTACGTTGCCGAGCTTGGGCTTGGCGAAGAATTTGCCTTCTTCTGCCGGTTCGATGACGGCGTTTCTAAGATGGCATTCTACTGCCCTCGTGTGACGCTGGCGTCGCCGGCAAAGCGCGCCACCCTCGACGACCAGAACCTGGACGGCTGGGAGTTCGACAACAGCTTCCTTGAAGGCTACGAGGAAATCATCCCCGAGCTACCCGCAGGTATCACCGTGCCCTAATGGCTACCACTTCATGCCCATTTTGCGCAATCATCATGGGGGAGGGTTGGGCGCGGGAAATCTACCGCGACGACCATACCGTGGCGTTTTTCCCACTTCGGCCCGCGGCTCTTGGCCACACCCTGGTGGTTCCCCGCCGGCACATACCCGATATTTGGGAGCTGCCAGAAGCCGACTCCGCGTGCTTATCTCGCGCTGTCTTGCGGGTTGCTGCGGCGTTACGTGCGGCTGTTACCCCAGACGGGCTGAATATCATCCAGTCCAGCGGGGCGGCAGCAACTCAAACCGTCCCTCACTTGCATGTGCATTTGGTGCCGCGCTGGGCAGCAGATGCTATGGGCCCTATTTGGCAGGCTAGGCCTCCCAGCCACCCGCCACAGGTGCTCGACAACCTCCGTGACAAGCTGGCTGGCCTCATATAGGGCGGGCTAGGTGCTGGCTTGTGCCCGAACCTTTATTCCTTCCAAACACTAGGAGAAACCAAACCTCATGGAAAAAATCGACTTATTCGAGCGCGCTCTTGCTATCAACGGCGGTGACCCCGTACCTGTTACCCTGCTTGGCGTTGACCTGTCGTTGCGCCGGGATTTCACCGGCCAGGAAGCTCACGACATTGTTCGGGCGTTGTTTGACCATGCTGACGAAGCGGTGCATGACCAGGCCACGCGGGTTATCGCCCTGGTGTCCGACTCTCCCAAGAAAGACCAAGAGGCGTTCGTTGACCAGCTCATGACACTGAGTCTCGCCGAGGTCATGCGGGTGTTTGATGTCATCGGTGAGATCTGCGGCTACCGGGATGCCGATGGCAATTTTTTTCCTACATCCTCCAGTTAGTCAACCCCCAGGAGTTTGCTAGGCGGCTGGTTGGGTTCCAATCCAAATACCACCTGAACTACCGCCAATGTCTGGCGGAAATGTGGTGGGTCGACCTGGCAATACTGGCCGATGGGCTGGACGAGTGGACCCCCACTGACGAAAACATCGCCCGCCTGGTGGATAGGGAGGATTACTGGCTGAACTCCGAATACAGGTCGTGGATCACCGACCCCGACGACCCCGAGGTGCAAGCGGAGAAAACCCGCCAGAAACTGCTCGGTATTAAGCCCCCAGAGCAGCCACAGCTGTGGCCTGTCGCGGTTCGCCCACCAGCGCTGCAACAGCAGCTGGTACAGGCGGCCACTCAGTCGGCGGAGAAAATAGCTAAACCGTCAAGAAAGAAGATCACCATCACGGAGTTTCTGCGCATGCGCGGCAACTAGGTGGTTAAGAGGAGGGCATAATGGCCGGCGGCAAAATTGATATTCTGGTTGAGCCGAACACCAAAGGATTCAACAGGGCGTTGGAATCCAGCCTAGGCAGCGCCCTGGGTATTGCAGGGAAACTCGGCGCAGGCATCGGCGTTGCCCTCGGCCTTGGCAGCGTTGCCAGCGATATCGTTTCTGTCGGCACCGAGTACCAAAGCCAACTGAACACCATGGCCGCGGTGTCCCAGGCGACCGCGGGGCAGATGGACGCTGTACGCGCCAAGGCTAGGGAACTCGGCAACGACATCTCGTTGACCGGCACGTCGGCATCTGATGCCGCAGCGGCTATGACCGAGCTCGCTAAGAATGGTCTGACTGTCGCCCAGTCCATGGAAGCTTCCAAAGGCACCTTGCAGCTGGCTGCTGCCGCCCAGATTGATGCCGCCCAGGCCGCCACCATCCAAGGCCAGGCTCTGCAGGCGTTTGGTTTGGGCGCCCAAGAAGCCGGCCGGGTATCCGATATTCTCGCAGGCTCGGCGAACGCTTCTGCTGCGGAGATCACCGATGTGGCCCAGGCCCTCCAGCAGGCCGGCACGGTGTCGCACGC